TAAATCCAGCACAGAAAATTTTACAAAAAGCTGTCGATAAACAATTAAAATCTGAAGGTAAAATTAGAATAATAATCTTAAAAGCTAGACAGCAAGGATTGTCTACTTATGTTGGTGGCTATTTATATTTTCAAGTATCTCAGGCAAGAGCTAAAAAAGCTATGGTTATTACCCACCATGCTGACTCAACTAGAGCTTTATTTGACCTTACAAAAAGATACCATGACCATATTCCAGAAATACTAAAACCTCATACCAAATACAGTTCCAGAAGAGAGATTTCTTTTGATGCTCTGGATAGTTCTTATGTTGTTGCTACAGCTGGTGGTGATAATGTAGGAAGAGGCGAAACACTTACACATTTACATGCCTCAGAGCTTGCATTTTGGTCTCCTAATAACGCATCTCAAATTTGGAATGGTTTAATACAAGCAGTACCAGATACCGAAGGTACAGCTGTATTTATTGAGAGCACAGCAAATGGTGTTTCTGGAATATTTTATGATTTATGGAAAGGTGCACTAGAAGGTTCTAATGGATTTATTCCAGTATTTATACCTTGGTTTACTGACCCAACTTATAGAGAAAAACAAGTTGGAAACTTAGATAAAACTCCAGAAGAAAAAGACTTACAAAAATTATATAAATTAGATAATCAGCAATTAAGGTTTAGAAGAAAACGAGTTGCTCAAACTGGACTTGATTTATTTAAACAAGAATATCCAGCAAATGCAGATGAGGCATTTCTAACAACTGGTAGACCAGTATTTAATCCTGAACAGCTACAAAAACGTATGCAAGATACACCAACTATTTTACAAAAAATGGCTTTAGAAGGTGGTGAGTTTACAAATAATAATAGAGGTGAATTACAAGTCTATAAACATCATGATGCTGGTGAATCTTATTACATTGGAGCTGATGTCAGCCTCGGTGTTAGAGGTGGTGACTGGTCATGTGCTCAGGTCCTAGATTCTAAGAAAAGGCAAATAGCAACTTGGAGAGGCATGGTCCATCCAGATTACTTTGCTGACGTTCTTTATGCATTAGGTATGTATTACAATTCAGCTTACTTAATTGTTGAAAATAACAATCATGGAATTTTGACTTGTACAAGGCTGGGTAAAGATATGGCTTATCCAAACTTTTATCAGGAAACGACAGTCGATAAAATTACTGAAAAAGAGTCAATTACACTCGGTTTTAGAACTACAGTGAAAACCAAACCCTTGGTCATAGATCAGCTAAGAGCATCGATGAGGCAAGAAGAAATAGAACTAAATGATAAATTAACTATTCGTGAAATGATGACTTACATTGTAACCGAGACTGGTGCGATGGAGGCTGAACAAGGCTGTCATGATGATACAGTCGTTGCATTGGCTTTAGTCAATCATATTCATGAAGGTAAATTTACTCCTATCGAAGTCACAAATGATTTTTACATTGAGGCAGTTTAATGGCTATAGAAATAAAAAAAATGGATGATGATGAGATTAAGACAGCTGTCAAAAATCTTATTCATAGTTCTACTGGATATTATGATTCAAACCTAAGTTCTGAACGATCTAAGGTCCTAGATTATTATCATGGTAAGCAACCAAAACCTCACCATGAAGGTAACAGTAAATATGTCTCAATGGATGTCTACGATAGTGTTGAAAGTCTTAAAGCTGTTTTATTAGAAACTTTTTCAGCTGGAAATGAAATTATTCAATTTGCACCACAAGGTCAGGAAGATGTTTATCCAGCAAAAGTAGCTACAGCATATTTAGATTATGTTCTGTTTAGACAAAATGATAGTTTTAGAATTTTTAGTGACTGTATACATGATGGTCTACTTGCTCGAATGGGTATTGTGAAAGTCTGGTGGAAAGATGATACACAATATTCAGAAGAAGATTTTAACAATGTCACTGAAGATGAACTTGACGCAATAATGGCAGACCCTGATGTCGAGCCATTAGAAATATATGATGATGAAGAAGGTTTATCAGGAACTGTAAGAAGAGCACATAATAAATCAAAAGTTTGTATTGAAAATATAGCTCCTGAAGAATTTTTAGTGGACCCAAAAGCAACCGATATTCAGAAGGATGCAATTTTCTGTGCCCATCGAATGAAGATGGCTATCGGTGATCTTTTAAAAATGGGTTACGACAAAAAAATTTTAGATAACATCCCTCTTGGTAATAATTTAGAACTTGATAACCAAGATGAAGTTCTAGCCAGAATGGGTGACTTATCTGATGGTCAAGTAGATCGATATGAGCACATACAAGATATTATGCGTGAGGTCATGTATTATGAGTGCTACGTAAAGTTTGACCCATATGCCAAAGGCTATCCATGTATGTACAAAATTTGTTATGCTGGGAATACAATTTTGCACATGGAAGAGATTGACAGAATACCTTTTCATAATTTCGTTCCTCTCCCAGTACCTCACCAGCTATATGGTTCCAACTTTGCAAACAAATTGATACAAATCCAAAATGCTCGGACAGTATTGACGAGAGGAATCATTGACAGCACTGTCATGACTAACAACCCAAGATATGTAGTCACAAAAGGTGCTTTAACTAACCCAAGAGAATTACTTGATAATAGACTTGGTGGTATTGTAAATGTCACCAGACCTGATGGTATAATTCCATTTCAACAAGCCTCTTTAAATCCATTTGTATTTCAAACAATACAGATGCTGGATTCAGATAAAGAGCAACAAACTGGAACTAGCCAATTATCACAAGGTCTAAATAAAGATGCTATAAGCAAGCAAAATTCTCAGGCTATGGTCGAACAATTAGTTACACTTAGCCAGCAAAGACAAAAAATAATTGCAAGGCATTTTGCTAATGATTTTCTTAAACCTTTAGCTATAGAAATCTATCGTTTGGTTTTACAAAATGAGGACCAACAATCCATTGTTGAACTGGCTGGTATGCAAGTACCAGTTGATACAAGAACATGGATTGAACGTAAGGATGCTACAGTTGATTTAAAACTTGGCTATGCAGAAAAAGAAAAAGAGGCTCAGAAGATATTAGGTCTCTATCAGCTCATGGCTCAGGACCCTGAACTAGCACGTTCTTTCGGTCCACAAAATCGCTATTTAGCAATGCGAAATATTTTAGAATTGAATGGTGTTAAAAATGTAGATGAATATCTTACTCCACCAGATCAACAACAACCACCACAGCCTGACCCAGCACAGCAAATGCAGATGCAAATGGCTCAGATGCAGATGCAATTAGAAGAAAGAAAAGTTGCACTGGATGAGCAAAAGGCTGAGATGGATGCAAAATTTAAGATGCTAGAGCATGAACTCAAGCAAGAGCAATTTAAAGTGACCACCATAGTCAAAAATCATGAAACTGAAAGAAAAGATTTTGAGGCTGAGGTAAGAGCACAAGTTGCTAAAGAGGAGCTTGATCTCGCTAAGAAATCTACTCAAGAACAACGTAACGTAATTGTAAGTCCAAACTCATAAAAAAGGAGATTTATATGCCGTATGGAAAAGGTACTTATGGAAGTACAAAAGGTAGACCACCAAAAAAACCGAAAGGTGGTAAAAAATGAATGAAGAACAGCAATTAGAACTCGGAAGAGCATGTGAAAAAATGTTAAAGCAGTCCGAGTTTGTGCTGGTCCTTAGAAATCTAGAAGGACACTATATACAGCAAATAGTACAAGCAAAACCTGAAGAACGTAGAGAACGTGAGGTATCTTATTACCAGCTAAAGGCTTTGCAAGATATTGTAGGAACAATGAACCATTATGTTTCAATTGCTACAAATAAAGAGAAACCTGAAGAAAAAGAGGTTAACTAATGTCCACAACTGACGAAGGCACAACTATCTCAAATGACGTTGATGTCTCTAACCCAATGCTGACTGAAGAGGATGCACAAGGGTCTTTCCTAAAAACTTGGGATGATGACGCAAAAAAGCTATCTGAAACTGAGGAAGAGGAGACAACTGAAACTGAAGAGGAAACTGACTCCTCAGAAGAAGAGGTTGAAGAAAACGAGGAAACTGAAACCGAAGAAACCGAAGAGGTACAAGAGGAGCCTGAGAGTTCCAACGAAGAAACTGAAACTGAGCAAATAGAAGTATCTGAAGAGGCTCAAATAAGTGTCCAAGTTGGGGATGAAGAACACTCAGTACAAATTAAGGACCTCAAAAGACTTTATGGTCAGGAAAAATCCCTCACACACAAAAGTCAGGCACTGGCTGATCAAAGAAAAGCAGTGGATGCCGAAGGTGCAAAATATGTTGCTGGCTTAGAACAATTAATGAAAAGAGCTGAGGAACGTCTTAAACCTTACAAAGAAGTCGATATGCTTGTTGCATCACGTAACATGCCAGATAATGAATTTCAGCAATTACGAAGAGAATTTAATACTGCAAATGAAGATTTTAATTTTCTAAAAAAAGAGCTGGATGGATTTGTTAAAGACTTTCAGGAAAAGCAACAAACTGAAATGAAACAGCAAGCCCAAGAAAGTGTTAAAGTCCTAAAACAAGAAATACCAAAATGGGATAATAATCTTTATGGCAAGCTGAGAGATCATGCAGTTGAAATGGGTTTTTCTAAAGAAATGGTCGATAATACTATTGACCCATCTTTTTTCAAATTAGTTTACCAAAGCAAATTATATTCAGATGGTAAAGCTAAAGTGAAATTAAAACCTAAAATTAAAAAAGCTACCAAAGTTGTATCTCCGAAAAAAGGTATAACTGGTACTGAACTTAAACGTGCCACCGATGCGAAAAAGCTCGAAAGATTGCAACAATCTGGTTCTCAGGATGATGCAATGGATGCCTTTTTACAGAGTTGGCAATCTAATTGAAACCCTTAGTTTTTAGGAAAGAAACTTTATGGCTACTTATTCTACTTATAATCAGATAGGACAAGCAGAAGATGTTTCATCAATTATCTCAAATATTACTCCACAAGCTACACCTTTTACGTCTACGATTAGTAAAGGAAAAGCGAGAGGTAAAGTATTTGAGTGGCAAGAAGATTCATTAGCTAGTCCTACTACCATTGCTCATGTCGAGGGAGCTGACTTCACCGATATGACATTAACTCCAACTGTGATGCGATCTAATCTAACACAGATATTTTCCAAGACAATCAAAGTGAGTGCTACCTCGGACAGTATCGAGACTCATGGTCGTGCTAAGGAAACTGCTTACCAGCTTTCTAAAGTAGGTGCTGAGATGAAACGAGACATCGAACATACGATGGTCGGTATTGCTCAGGATGCTGTAACTGGTGATGCAAGTTCCACTGCTAGACTTACTGGTAATGTCTTAGGAAAAGACAGTGGTGCAACTGATTGTATTGCCTCTGGTGCTATAACCAGTGGTGGCAGTACAACCATGACAGAGACAGTATTAAATACTGCTCTTCAGTCTATGTACGATAATGGTGCTACTCCTGAGGTTCTAATGATAAAGCCAGCTGACGCAACTGTCGTAGCTAACTTTGCATATAGTTCTCCATCAGGTGCTACTACCAGAATTAGAGACATGGGTTCGTCTAATAAAATCGTTAACTCTGTACAAATTTACGTTTCACCATTTGGTGAGGTAAGGGTCCAGATTAACCGATTGATTAAGACTGACAAGGCTCTGATTTATCAACCATCAATGTGGTCTATGGAAATTCTACGACCAATGACTAGAACATTGTTGGCTAAAACTGGTGATGCTGACAAGCATGCACTGGTCACTGAGTTTGGTCTCAAGCACAAGAACTATCTTGGTTCTGAGATGATTTCAGACTTAACTTAATATCCAATTGGATAGAGGGAGAGCACGATACATAAGGAAAACTTTTGTAATATAGGTGCTCTCTCTCACAATTTGAGGAAACTATGAAAAAAGCAAAAGTTACTACAATTGACCCAAATTGGAAAATTGGTTCAAACACTGAAGGATTATTCTGGAAAGAAGAACAAACTATAACTCCAGAATTTCTAAATTCTACTCATGAAAAAAGAGTACAGTCTGCACAGAATAAAGCCAACGACTGGCATCAAATTGCAGATATTCCCATCTCGGTTATTGATCAGTGGAAACGAGAAGGTTTCGATATTTTTGACCCAAATGTCAAAGCGAGTGAAATCGTAAAAAGATTAAAAAATTCTGGTCAGCATTATTTCTTAACTACTGATAAGAGGATTTAGTATGGCTCTAGAGAGTACCACTACAATTGCTGGTTTAAACAGCACTAACCCAACTAGCTCTGATACTATTGGTCAGGCTGATAATCATATAAGATTAATTAAAACTGTTTTAAAAACTACCTTTCCAAATTTTAGTGGACCTATTACAGCTACACATACAGAGGTAGATGCTTATGCTACTCGACTAACGTCAGCTGAAACTACAATTACAAGTCATACGAACTCATTAGCTACACTAATACCAGCTGGCATAATAGCCATGTGGTCAGGGTTAAATTCTGCTATACCTACTGGATGGGTTTTATGTGATGGTAATAACTCAACTCCAGATTTAAGAAACAGATTTATTGTAGGTTCAGGGTCCAGCTATACAACTGGAGATACTGGTGGTGCTAATAGTGTTACATCAGGTTCAGCTGGTGCACATAATCACAGTGGAAATACTGGTTCTACAGCAATTACTGAGGCTCAATTACCTACACATAATCACGTAGTTACAATTGAAGATGCTGGGGAAACAAGCCAGAATTATGGTACGACATCAGGTAACGTAGCTGTAAGCACTGGTTCAGTTACTAATGCTGTAAACTCAAGTTCAATAGGTAGTGGTTTAGGTCACACTCATACTATTACAGCTGAACTAGGTCATACCCATACTGTCGATACATTACCACTTTATTATGCTCTTGCATTTATAATGAAAACTTAGAGGTGCTCCATGCCAGTTC